CAGCCGCAACCATTGTCAATGCTCCGATGACTGCTAATAAACCTTTTTCGCTTATTTCAGTGGTCCAATGTAATTTACTGTTTAAATTTTTCTTAATCATTTATCCTCCAAAATCAAAAAGACTGTTAAAAGTATTATGTTGTTTTGTGTCCTCTAGTGGATAGTTAAGAACACCAATCAAGTTACCAAGTTTATTATCTATAATTGTTTCTGCCATTGCCGCATCATCAAATGGCAACTCTTTGAACCATTCTGGAATATGTAATTCATCTGTAGGATAAGCAACACTTGTGTAGCCTAATGGATTTTGTTTTAGTTTGCATACAATAACCTTCATGCCATCTACAATTTCTTGCGAATACTTATCACCATTCATACGTTTCAGAGTATTCCAGTTGATACTTGCTCTTACATGACCAGGCATATTTGCTTTTCCTTGCTTTTCTTCAAGACGTTGATAGTGACCAATTTTATTTGCACGTTTAGGTGAACCTTTTTCCCAACCCGGACGTTCACTAAATTCCTTACGGAATACAGTTATGCGTTCTAGAACATCTTCCTGTGGTTTTTCTTGTAGAACCATCATTAATATTTCACTTAAAAATTCTTGCATAAACACAGGAGTATCTGATCTACGTAAATCTAATCCCATTGCTTTTACTTTACCAGGTTTCCCTTCAACATCACTTCTAAAACCTTCTGTATCATATACTAAAGCGGCATATCTTTTCTTTGTAATATATAAACCTGATTCTGCAACAATTTCTCTACCTGCCGCAATTACTTCTGCTCTGCTTTTAGGACAATGAAAAGCATCATACATAAAGTCTTCAAATGTATCGTTTGCCGCTTCTGCAACTTGGTCATAAAGTGTAATTACATTTTCTTTGGACCATGGAATTGCACCTGATTGGATATCTGTTTTAAGAGTTGGGAACGCACTAAAATAAACGGAGTCTGTGTCACCATAAATTACTGCTTCACCGACATGATCATATGTGCCTGTAATTACCTTATTCACCTCGGCACTCATATGTTTCACAATAGTTCTTCCACTTAATGTTGTTGATTGTCCAATACGTTTATCAAAAAATCTGCAACCAGGATTGAGAATTGCACCATACAAACTATTAAGATTAATCTTCTTAACTAATTGTCTTTTATCCCAATACTCAGTTTCTATAGCATTGCCTGCATCTTTTGCTTTTTTAAGTTGTGCTTGTAATTCTTTTCTTTCTGCATACCAACGTTTTAAAATGCCAGGAATAACACCTTCAAACTCTGTTGTAAATATTGTACCGTTAGAACTAAGCATCCAAGGATTATTGCTATCGAAAACAAGTTTATAAATTTCTGCACCGCTTAGTACTTCAGATTTACCATTTTCAAAATCAATTGTAAGTGCAACATCTTTACGTTGGTCCATTACTGCTTCGTATTCTTCTGTACCAAATCTTCCTTCCCAACTGCCTGCAAAAGATTTCTTTTTTAGTGTTATATCTTCATGTACTCTAGCATCACTTATGTCGGAGCGAATTTGTCCTATGATAGTTTCAGGAGCCATATTCAATGCACGAATAACACTTGGATACAGACTGTTTAAATCCATTGAACCAATCCATTTGTGCAAACCTTTTTTAGGAAAAGCTACATAAGCACCTGCGGCGGCTGTACTTTCATCATCACGTTTTTTTCTATTTGGAACTTGTAAACCTCTGTGATGTGCTTCATTTACAATAGCTTGTTCAGTCACTGCGACAGCACCCATAGTGGTCTGTAGCAAAACAGTATTTGCATGTGCTAGTTCGTTACTTAGATCAATAAACCTTAGTTTTTTGTCCAGCTTGTCCAGTAGTGCGGTATCTTGTATGTTGTACTCGATAAACTTTCTAAAGTCATTGTTGTACAGTTGATCCAAAGTGCCTTCATAAGGGACTTTGTTTTCTCCAATTTCAACTTCTCCGATAGCATCAAGTCTATATGTGTGTCTTTCTTCATATGTGTATTTACGATATAAATTCAAACTATCTAAATGCACTCTGCCTACTAGGTCATAGGTCTCAGCTGTTTTCCCATACTTTTCAAATTCACGTTTCTTTGGTAGTTGTTTCCATAAACAAAAACGTCTTGTATCATCTTTACTTAACACACGGCTTGTTCTGTTTATCAAATAAGGTATATCATATCCTTCACTGTTCCATCCTGAAAGTATATCTGCATCTTCAATCAGTGTTAAGAAAGTATCAATCATTTCACCTTCTTTTTCAAACAACATTACATTGTCAATACCTTCTAATGTTTTCTTTGCTTGATCCATTGTAAGTGTTTTGGGAGGAACTGCAAGACATACCATAGTTTCCATCCATTGTAAATAAACAGATATAGAAGTAACAGGCATAAATGGATCACTTGGATCAGCAAAGCCACGTTCTGGATCAAAGTCTGTTTCAATATCAAAGAATGCTATGTTTAGTTTTGGAGCATCTTGGTTAAGATAGTTTTCACTTAGACATTGGAATATAGGATTAATATCGCTTTCAAATAGTTTTTTACTATTATTAATTGCAACTTCTTTGCGAAAGTCTTTTGTGCTTTTACAAACTACTCTCGTTAAAGGATCGCCATAAACACTTTTATGCTTACCCCGAGGATCTTCATAATAGAAAGTATATTTTATTGGATATTCAGTAAATTTTCTTTCGCCATCTCTGCGTTCAACTGCTCTAATTATATCAGCATCACGATCAAAAATTGCATCTACATAACTCATATTTTATCCTATAAAAATAACTTGAACAATGCTATTGCATTCATAAGTGTAAACCAAGAACACAAAACTATTACAAATGCCGCTTGCCTTATCACTGCACTTATTACACCTAAAATACTGCCAATAAAATACATTGGAATAAAAATTTTAGTTGCAGGATCTAGCACAGTAAAAGTCAATATAGCACTTGCGGAAATTAAAAAAGTAGCTTCTGCCATCTCGCAATAAAATGCTGTCGGACTCAGACGATGACTTTCTTTGAAAAAACTTATTACTCTTTCCAATATTACTTGTCCTTACCAACAGTTACTACAAGTGTTTCTAGATCATCAAATGCATCAGCATGTGCCGCCCAGTCACCTTTTTGTGCAATTTTTATTGCTTTGTTAATTATTGTTGGTTTGATATTTAACTCTTCTGCTACTGCTTTCACAGTATCTTTGAGTCCTGTATTTAAATCTTCAATTTCTTGAAGTACTGTAACACCTTCGTTCACAAGCCTTTCTAGTTTGGCTTTTTCTTCTGCACCATAGACACGGTCGCTCATAGGTATCTCCTTAGTTATTATTAAGTTATATTATACAAGATACTTAACAGAAAGTCAAGTATTTAATTTGGTTATTGAGTATTTAGGTTATATTGTCTACTGTATCAGTAAACGTTTTGGTATTTCTTTTCCAAATTTCTCTAAATTTGCCAATCGTCATTTTTGGAGGTTTTTGTTTTTTCAATTCTTGTTTGATATCATCACCTAAGTTTTTCAAAAATCCATTCCATATTTTACGTCCAGTTGATGTCTCAACAAACTTAGCATATTTTGGCTCTTTTGATAAGAACTTCTTTGAAAAGTCTAGTATAAGTTCTTTTGCTCTTGCAGGAGTAATCTCAGTATTGTCTGCTTCTTGATTATAAGTTGCTAGGTCTTTTGGATCAATTGCTAGGTCAGCACTAAGGCTAGCCAAGAATTTATTAAATTTCACTTGTCTTTCTTTGTTAAATTCACGTAAACACTTGTCTGTTAGATCATCACCCTTTGATATAGCTGGATATGCCTTTACGACTGCTTTCCATTGTTCTGCAGTTTTTATTTTTTCTTTCATTAATGATAATGCTTTATCATCCGAGTCTCCTAATTCATTATCAAAATACCCAAATATTTCTGAAATTTGTCCTGCTATAAAGTTTGCTTCTTTTGGCGTGAATGGTTTTTTGCTTGTGGTAGTTGTAGTTACTGTCTTATCTGCTTCTCTAGCAGTTCCTGTTCCAGTTCCTTTGCCGGTTGCAATAAATTGCTCATCTTCTAAGTTTCTTTTCGCTCCTATTGCTGTAAAATCAGTATTACCTAGGGTAACAATAATATATTCTTTTCCTTTTTCAAAACTTCCTGCTGATACAGGTGGTGCCTGAGTTTTAACCGCTCTATCTGCAAGCGCCGGCGCTCCTATTACTTCTAGAAAATCTTTGTAAGGTTCTCGGTATGCTGTTTTTACAGTATCACCACCAGCGTTCCAGTTTGGTCCTATTGTAATACCTAATGCATTTTGCATTCTCCCAATTAATTCTTTTACTATTTCTTCAGCAGTTTGATTTTCTACATAGACACTTGCCACACTAGAAGCATCACGAATAAAAATTGAAATAGGTTCGCCGGGTTGTACCTGTTCAACTAGCAACTTGTACCATCTGTCTAATTTATATTTTACATCACTAGCATCTCTGCCTTTGAATCTTGTTATGTTAGACATATACATGATTAAGTACCAAGAATTTCTACTTAGTAATGTAGTTTGCCATTTAGTTCCGGTTTTGCTTTTTTCTATTTGATCCATGTTATCAGGGCTTATACCAAATCGTTTGGCGGCCTTCTCAAGATCAGACTCTTCTTCTGGATTTTCTAATACAAGTGTATCTTCTAGTACGTCTAGTACTTTCATCACTTACTCGCTTTTAGTTTTGCATATAATTCTTGTTTGATCGAATTTTTTGTGGACTCGTTAGATGGCTTTACTTTTGGTTTACTTTCCATACTCAACTTAGACATCATATCTTTCATTTTAGATTGTGCATCTTCAATCATTGCTGATCCTTCAGATACTAAATCCATTCCTCTTTTAAGTTGTATTTGTAAATCTGCCATCGGATCTTTGCCTGTTGGAACAATCTTTATAGCTTCTGTGCTATCTATATCGTTTTCTATACTGTCACCTACTAGTCTATCTTTCATAGGATGTGGTGTTTCATTTCCGCCTGGTTTTGACATAGTTGGAGTTGGTTCTGAACCTCTTACTTGATCACCGGCTTTTTGTTTTTCATTTATGCCTGCTAATTTTGAAAAACTTTTTAAATCTAAGTCTATTGGTAAACTGCCTTTTTTTACAGATACGCTTTCATTTATTTGATCTATTTTGACATCTTCTTTTACTGGAGCATTGGCCATAGCTGTAAGTGCGGCTCTATCTGATTCTGCATTTGAAGGAAATAGTTGTTTCATTTTTGCACTCATATCGTAGAAGTCAGTCATTGTAAATCCTATTTTTTACTTTTTTTCTTTTTAGCCGCATGCATGTGACCTTCATACACTACGTCAGTCATTTTTTGTACTGGTACATTTCTAACAATATAATCTTGTCCACAACTTGTAAATGTTGCATCGTAATGTGTTACTGTACCATCTTCGTATAAAGTATGTTCACCTGGAATAACTTTACATTCACCATATGTAGGATGTTTGAAACTTTTTGCACAATCGTGGTAAATTCCGTCACCTTCTTTAACTGCTTTATCTTTTTGCTTATCTTTAGTATCTTTGTCTTTATGGCCCTTGTATTTGAAACCACCTTTTGGCGGAGTAATTTTAACTTCAAGACCTTCACCTACTACTTCTTCAGAAAATTTCATATCATAATCTAAGTGGTGATACACACTACTCATGTAATCTGATGCTTTTGTAATTTTAGATTGTACCCAACCTTCTAAGCCTTCTTGCTCTGTTATAGTTTTAAGCATTTCGTGTAGCTTAATAGAATATTTGGCTATTTTATATAATTGTGCTCTAGCCATTTGCACTTCATGATCACGTTCTGCGACTTGTGCAAGATCTGCTAAACCTTCTTTAATCGAAGAACCTTTTTTATTTTCTTTGGCCATTTGTAAGTCTCCTTGATACAGTATTTATGCTCTTTACTGTTGATCCATACGATTCAACTGTTGAGCTGTAGGCTTTATATTAGTTCCTTTATAGTTACCCTTAGTATCTAATTTAGGATCCTGAGGTAATAGATCGTTTTTTGACATATATTTTTTTGCATCAATATTCATTTGTTTTAGCTCAGGCATTTTAGCCATTATGCTGTCATATGCTTTTTGCATTTGTGGTAATTGTTCTGGAGAATAAACTCCGTCATCAATGCCTTTTTTAATTGTTCTAGCCCACATATCAAACATATTCAACAATTTATCGCCCACATTCATTGCAGCCAGCTGTTTTACAGCAGAACCCATGTATTGCATAACCTTGTCTGTTTGACCTGCTCCTGCTGCCCTTTGAAGTTTTGGTATAGTTTTTTGTACAGACTTTAGTGCCTGATCTCCGTCTTCACTTAGTTTTTTCTTCTTCTTTTTCTTCTTAGTGCCACCAAGTAAATTATCTTGATCCAATGCGTTTTTAGCAGTACCATCAGGATTTCTTTTCTGCATGCCACCAACTCCTACAGGAGCAACAGCTATCATACTAGCACCTATCCCGCCAATACCTACTTCTTCTTTTATTATTTCATATAATCTCATTGTATCTTCCCATTAATATTTAGCTTTTTTTACGGCCGCTCTTCATATTTGCACACCAGTGGTACATTTTAGCACGTTCACCGCTTGCTTTTTTAGCTTTTGCTCTAAGGCTTGTTACAGAGCCTTTGCAACTAGCACCAGAACGTTTTACTCTGCCTGGACGGCTTTTTCCTTTTTTCTTACCATCTGCAAAGTTTTCCTTCAAGTTTTGCAAAAGATCGTCTTTGTTAGCTGTAAAATTACTTTGCTTCCAGGCAGACTTAACTCTGTTTAGTGTCTGTCCTAGTTCAGGT